CAGCGCTGGGGGATATCATGGAGGCCAGTGATGGGGTGCCTGTGGAGAGCGATATGAAAAATAACGACGGGTCACAATCGGCGGAATTTCGCAAGTTTGAAGCGATGTTCTACCGGAAATTGGGAGCGCCGGATTGGTTCGTGCGTGAGTTCGCGAAGAATACGAAAGTTCGTGTCTGGACCAGATATGGTGTGGCAGGAACTGTTGAGGGGCAGCGGTGGTCTGGAGAGACGACCACCACTACCGGAAATTCTTACGTGAGCATGGCTTTGAAGCAAGCGGCGGCAAAACGTGCCGACGTCAAGCAAAGCACGAGCATTCACGGCGGGGACGACTACCTGGGGTTTGTTGTGGGCAGCGTTGATGCCTTCAAAGAGTCGGTTGAGAGCGTAGTTTCGGAAGCTGGTATGCAAGCCGAAGTGGTGCCTCAGCCAGGGCGGCACAACGCTACCTTTTATCGGAAGAGGTATGTACGTACCCCCATAGGTACTCGTCCCGTACCACAGTTCGGGCGTGTTCTTGCAAAGTTGAACATTCGGCCTAACCGCAATACGAATGTCAACGATAGAGATTACATGAGCGGCAAGTATTTGTGTGCCGCTTATGAACATAGACACGTCCCATACATTAGAGACCTTTTGGTGAACACATCGGACATACTATCCGATGACCCCTATCTCGATGTACGCACTAGCAAGCTTACGGAGATGGGGGGAAAGAACGGCGTGCGCAAGATTATTGACGCTACCCCTGTTCATGATGTTGCCAGTTTTGATGATTACCTTTCCGAGGTATATGGCATAACTTTGCACAGCCTTGTCGAAGTTTACGAGACAACGTCCCGCAGCGCGATTGACTATTGCGACGGGTGGTGTCCCGTCGGCAAGGACGGAAAAGCCAGGAATAAGAAAGGTAATCACAAGTACCGAGCGCCCATGATCGGAGGTGACACAGTGGAAGCGTTGATGCACGTTGATTGCAAATGACCGAGAGGTGTACTCCGTGTTGGACTGGTGACTAGCAAGTAACACCCAACCAACAAG